AGATCTTCCTGTAGTGAACCTAATCTTTCTTTTAGAATATCTGTAGTATCACCTGGCTGTAGATCATTACCATCACCAGGAGAACCATACATACTCCTAAACTCTTCCATAGCCTTTTCTTGTTCTTGTTCTTTAGGATCTATGTGTACTGATTCTGCTACACCTTCAGGTATTGTAGTAGGCTCTACTCCTATAGGAAATCTATTCTGACTAAATAGAACATCTATAATCTGACCATATGCAGCTAATACTTTAGTCTTAGTTACTTTAATAAATACTCTAGACTTTTCTGTTTCGGTAAACTGAACATCAGGACCATACAATCCACGGTAGTTTCTATATGCTTGAGTCCATCTTTCCTCATCTGAATACCTACTAGTCTTTGCTCTTTCAAATCTGGACTTAACATAGCTAACTAGATTATCATACTTCTTATCTGTCTTGGCATCGTCAAGAGCAGAGATTTCGTTTTCATCTACCATTTTAACTCCTCTTATTTCTTTTGGGTTGTAAGGTTCTGTTTCGTTTCTTAGTTATTACTTTTAAATTTGATCTTCTATTGTCTCTAGGATTACCATTCTTATGATGTACTTCCATACCTTTTTTAGGTTGTACAAGTTTTCTAGCTTTATTTCGACCTGCTCTATCTAGTTTACCTTTAGTAGTACCATGTGTCTTAGCATATTCTTTTTTGTAATCTCTAGTTTTTTTCATATTAATACCAATGACTATAAACAAACACACCGATGATAAGTATTAACCCAAGTAT